TGTAATATAATTTAAATGATATTTAGTTCCACCAGATAATATATAAAAAGATCTAACACCAATAAATCCTGTAGGTACTGTTACTGTTTCAGCATTAATAGTAATAGAATCATTTTGTTCCATTTGTCTTATTCTAAGCTTAGCATTAAAGTCAGCTTCAGCTAGTTTAATAAAGTCATTAGCTATTTCTGAAGTTAAGTCAGATCTGTTAAGCCAATTAGCTATAGATGTTTTTAATGCAGAATATGTATTAAGTGCCATTATAATCTTCCTGGTGCTGTTCTAAAATAACGATAATCAGAACTATTTAGTTTTTCTCTTAAAATTTTACTTCTAACTTCTGATGGTAAACCAAACCAATTATTAGTACCATTATGTTCCTTGCACCATATTTCTAACATGATTCTTGGAATACTAGCAACACGCTTCATATCTTTTGAAGGCGTATAACCATCATTGTGATTATAAAGTTCTTTATTTCTTTTTAATAAAGGATTTACATTCTCACTTTTTTTAACAGTAAGTTTTCCATCTTCTTCAATAAAGTAAGATGTACCATCAGCTTCTTTATCTCTTAATATACTCATTACTCAGTTAGTTCAGTAACATATAAATTAACAGTTCCAATTACAGCTATTTTTTCGCCTGGAGAGATTTTAAAATATTCATAATCGTCAGCAGGTAAATATATTGATGAAGTAGTTGCAGTTGGATTTACACCTATTTCTAAATGACAAGCAGCATCTGCTGCAATTCTTACGTAAAAGATATTATCAGAAATAGCAGTAGATTGTACTGAAGTACCAGATGATGTAATTTTCTCGGTTGTTTTAGGTTTCATTCCTATATGCATTTTTAGTTCTCCTTAAATTTGATGATGGGGGATTTCTCCCCCACCAAAATTAATTATTATGAAGTTGTAAGATCGAATACTCCACCTGAAGCACCTTCATTTCTAGAGATAAGAGTTAATTCAGCAAGAATTTGTCTCTTTTCAGAATCTCCAGTTTTTGAAAGTTCATGCATAGTGAAATCTCTTAAGAAACCAACTGACCAGTAATCCATATCTAGGACTAATGCGTCTCTATCTCTTGAGAATCTGTTAGGAACAACTTCTAAATCACCAAAATCAGATGAGTAAACATCAATTGAAGTGTAAAGAGTTTTGTCCTCAGATGCATCAAATCTTGTACTTCCACCTGTGAAGCTTGAGATTTTTTGTTTGTTGAATGGGCCTACCATAATAACTGATGGATTACCACCTGAGTTCCAACAACCTTTGATAACGTCTTTCAACATATCTTCAGTCATTGCTCTTTGTGTTCCATCATTTCTAGCGTCAGATCCATCATTCGCAGTTGGAGATGTTCCATCACCAGCTAGGTTATCATTAGTAGCAATCCAAGCACCAATAGAAGCAAATGTTCTAGCAGTTGAACTATCACCAGCAGCTCTTGCTTGGTTAGTCAAAAGTGTAGACTCAATGTCTCTTTTTAGTTCTTTAGATTTTTTAGCTATTTGGTAAGCTAACTCAGAAGCTCTACCAGCTTTATCAACAGCTTCTTGAGTACCAGTAATAACAACAGATTTATCCATAATCTGTGTGTAGTTACCAATTCTAGAAGTTGCAGTTGATGCATCTAATGTAGCTTCGTCACCTTCAATAACAGCATTTGAAGTAGATGCTGCTGCTAAAGAGTCAGTTTGCCATTCGTGAAAAGTGTTCTTTACTTGCTCTCTTGCAGCTGAACTCATAAATGGAGTTTCAGTTGGTGAGATAGAGTAAATAACATCTTGTAAGTCTTCTCTAATACCTACTGCATCGTAAGTATCAAAGGTATTTGTTGGTTGTGCCATGTTATATCCTTATTTATTTGAGATTATTTCAAGTATGGCAGAATGAGCATCCTGGATTTTTCCAGATTTTTTCAGTCTACCAAGTTTAGATTGTATGACATTTCGTTTAGAACTTTCATTCTTAGCAGTACCAGACTTAACCACTTTAGGTGCATTAACTACTTTCTTTTGAACAATAGGTTTTGCAGCTTTTAAGTTTCTGTATTCCATAGCATCCTTTAATACTAAAAGAAATCTATGATCAGATAAACTACCTATTTCATCATCATTAAATCCATAATTAGATAAGCTATTTCTCATCTTAATTTTTAGATCTGATGCTTTCTGAGGATTAGATAGCTCAGGTATAGCCTGTTCAGCTAGTTTCTTTTGTTGGTCTAAAAATTGATTATATTGTTGAGCTTTAATTGCTTCAGACTTTTGTCTAAGCTGTTGAAGATTTTCTTGCTTTTGCCTCATTTCAAAATCTAATTTGGCAGCTGCTTGTGGATCTTCTTCATATAAAGCTTTTAAATCAACTTCAGAACCTTGACTGATAAAAGTATTTGCTGATTGCATTAAATCATCAAGTTCTTTTAATCTAGTGTCATACGTTTGACGCAAACTATTCTTTTCATCTTCCAAAGATTTTCTTTCTTGACTTAAAGAATGAGTTTTTTGTCGGTAATCCGAATCCCTTGAATAACCTGATTTGAGTTCATCAAGGCTAACCTCTAACTCTTGACCATTAACTTTAACTCGGTGGAGTGTTGGTTTCTCGACTTCCTCTTGTAATTCAGTTTCATTCGTATTCGTTTCTTCAGTTTCAGAACTATCAGCTTCCTGGACAACTTCCTCAGTCTCGGATTGGTTGTCTTCTTGAGCAACTTCTGTTTGAGTTTCTTGAGCTTCTTGTGGAGCTTCTTCTTTTGGCTCCTCAACAGTAGTTTGTTCTTTTGGCTCTACTTTAGTTTCAGGGCTTGGTTGTCCTTGATCAGGATTCAAGATTCCTAAAATTTTATCAGCAGCACCTTTTACAGATTTATCTGTATTCATATATTTCTCCTATTGGGTTATCGCTTCTTTTAAGATTGGCGAGTTGGGTTTCCTATTTTTTGGTTAAACCCTGTAGTTCATCTAGCTCTTGTGAAGCTAGTTTACCATTGTTCATGACCGACTCTAAATGACCTTTTACTTTATCAATCATATTATAAGCCATCCAAAGAACTTGTCTTTGTTCATGATCATTGTATGAAGTGTTAAAAATTTCTGATTTATATCTATCAGATAAATAATTAAACGCTTCCTTCATCAGGGGATCGCTTAGCAGTTGCTGAGCTTTCGTCCCTTCCGAAATCTGTTTGCTTAGATCCTTTTTCTCCATTGAAGAATTGTTTTTGACCTTTCATTATTTCTTTAAATATATCACCAGATTGTCTGACTTGTTGCTGTTCTATCATACTTCTATTACGCATTTCAAGTTCATTTATCTGTGTATTATACTTTAATTCCATTTCTTTTATTTTTAGCTCAAAGTCAAGTAGTTTTTGTCTCATTTGAGATTCCATTTTCTTCTGTTCTACTTGTGAGCTTAATATAGCTCTTTCATTCTCACCTTGTACTTGAGCTAATGAAACTTTTTCAAATTCAGTAGGTGGTTTAGGAGGAAGTGGTGGCATTTGAGCTGCACCTACTTCTGGATCCATAAAGTATGGTTCTGCACTTCCTAATCCAGTATTTTCTACTAATTTTTGTAAAGTCTTATGAATATTTTTAAGATTAACCATTGGGCCATAAACATTCTGTTGTAGGTTTATAGCTTGTAGTTGTTTTTGTAATATAGAATTTAAAAGAATTAATTGTTGTTCTTTAGATCCTGTACCTAATCCTACTTCAACATTAACATTAACTCTATCTCTCCATTCAAAAGGAGTCATTGGTACAAACTTACCTCTAATTCTAACTAATTTTTCTTTTTGTTGATACTTGCAAAGCAATTCAAATATCTTAGCACCTAAATCTTTAACACCTGTTTCAGCAAAGATTCTAGCAATTAACTCCATTCTCATTTGAGACTGTGTTAATACTTGATTCATTCCTGTAGCTGTATCAGTATTTAATGCATCAGCATTTAATCCTTGTGAAGTTTTCGTAACACCTGATCTTGCTTCTCTAACTGAATCTAAATAACCTAATAAACCAGAAGCTTGTTCTGTAATAGGTTGAGCTGTCATAACTTGCATTACATTTTGTGGTGGTTGTTTAGTTCTAACTATTCCACCAGGTCTATTAGTTAATAGATCATCAATAGCTACTTGACCATCTTGTACTGCAATTCTATTGTTATTAGTTAGATACATATTATCTAACATTTGTCTCATAACAGTAGATTTAATAATTTGTATATCTTCAATTAATTCAGAAACAGATCTACCATAAAATCTGTGTGGCATAATAATTGGAGTTACAGAAACAAATGGCATTGAATCTATTTCTTGTACATCTAATACTTTATATGCACCAGTACCAGCTAAACAAACTTTAACTAATTCTGCTTTACCATCATCATCAATATCTATTCTTGCATAACATTCATGAATTAAAACTTCATCAGTAGTTTCATCACCTCTATCTTGTGGTGCTGAGAAATCTGTTTCTTGGTATCTAACTTGTCTATCTTCTAAATAATATTCAGCATCACCAGTAGGTAGGTTTTCAATAATATCTCTATCATAACCCATTTCTATTAATTCTGTTTTAGTCATATTAACTCTATGACAAATAAAGTTAGCAGAATCTATAGACTTAGCTCTACGTTCAATTAAAAATTCTTCAGGTGGAATTGGTTCAATTCTAACTTGACCATATCCTACAGTTTTATGAATAACACAATCATGGAAAGTAATTTTATCAATTACTTTATCGTTATCATCTTTAAATTCTTCTTCGTATTCTGTATGCTCTTTAACTTCTACTTCAGGATCAGCAACTAATAAATTAAATTCATCATCAGTTAATTTTTTATATTGTTCTCTAGTAGTCTTACCAGCATCATCCCAATAAACTTTTAAGATACCATTCTTTTGAATTAACGCATCTTTAAATGCAGTATATAAAGCTTCAAAGCCTTTGTTCTCTTTATAGAATACATGATTAATATAATCACTAGCTTGTTTAGCTATTTCTTCATCTTCTGGGCCAACTGGTTCGCAAGTAAATACATTATCACCAGCAGTAAATATTTTCATTAATGAAGGCATTAAGCTTTCAACTGTATCAGATACATCAGTTGATATAACTTGAGATCTACCTTCTACTTCATTACCAAATGGTTTACCTAAATAATATTCTAAAGATTTTCTTCTTCTTGAAACTATTTCACCACCAATATAACCTGATGATGCTCTTATTTCTCTATTTAATATTGATGCAATTTCGCTATTTGTTTTTTTCATACTATGTATTTAGTTGTTATATCTATTGGCCTATCCCAATCACTTGTATCTACTGGATCGTGTACACATCCATATCTGAAGCTATCAGCTGCATGTGAGCACCAATCATGTAGAGGTTTGTTTTTAAAAACTTGATTCTTTTCATCCCATTGTTTTCGATATTGTCTTAATGCATCTAAACCTAGTTTACATTTTTCTCTATCAAACCAACAGTAAGGTAAAGAGTTTCTAACAGATTCTATACCATGATCAACTTCTAATTTAGGAGCAATCTCAAAATCTATTCCAAGTTCTTGAGCTACTTCTAATCTTGATTTACCTGTTCCTAATTCTCTTGCTCGAATATCATGAGGTGCAATATGTCTTTCATACATATAACCCTTTTCATCTAATACATCTGCATAATGCATTAAACTCTCTCCAGAGTTTTCATAATAGTCAATCAAATGAATTTCTTCACCGACTCTTTGTGCGAACCAAATTGCAGTTGAATCTCCTATTCCCAAATCCCACCACGTCTCAATTCCAACATGTTCATCAACAGGAACATTACAAATTCTTTTTTCTTTTTCTGCTTTACTAATTAGCTTACCATAATAAGCTCCTGATACAGCAGCAGTAAATGAACACTCAAACTCTTGTTGATATTGTTCATCTGTCATTATCTCTTGAGCTTGTTCTAATTCCTCATCAGGAATAACTTTAGTTTCACTAGCTCTATATAATTGACCAAACCAGTCTTTATGACCTCTTAATGCAAAGTCGTATACTTCCCAAAATTGATTATGGCCCATTGGAGTTCCAATGAACATAACCCATCCTAAGTGATCCGATATAGCTGGTCTAATAATTTCAGTCCAAACTCGAGGAGCCATTAACGCATATTCGTCCAGGACAACTCCATGAAACCCCATGCCCCTCAAACTATCTGGATGGTCAGCCCCAAATATTTGTATTGCTGATCCATTAAATAGCTCTATCTTTAATTCTGTTTCGTTCTTGTTTCCACCAAGATACATCAATGGTTTGGTATATTGTTTTAAATATTCCCAAGCGATGGATTTTCCTTGCCTGTATGTTGGGGCAACAAATGCACATTTAGACATTGGTTTTGATACAGCTGTTTTAATCAGTTGATTAATAGCTAGTACTGATTTTCC